TTCGTGGAGGGTGAGAGGTCCGCCACGTTGGCGACCGGCAGCGGGGGCAGCTTGCCGATGGTCGAGGGCTTCGGGGGAGCCGTGTTCTCCTCGATCACCTTGGCGGCGTCGATGCCCTCCATCGCGTCCCCATGGACCGACTTGATATCGTCGATCGTCTCGGTCAGCGCCTGCTGCAGCTTCAGCTTGGTTTCGGTCGCCAAGGTGCCCATCGCCAGCTTCTGCATGGATGAGAGATCGACCGCGACCTTGAACACGAGGCTGCCGCACTCCTCGGGGAGCGTAAAGACGAACTCCTTGGCGTTCAGCGCCACCTTCACAGGCGACGTCTCCAGCCAGTCGAACAGGTGCTGGGGGATGCCGATCTTCTTGATCGCTGCCAGCCCGTTCAGAGACTTGATGCTTATGGCCACTGTATCCTCCTGATGCTCATGGCTTATTCAGAACCATAGCTCGGAAACGCCAGAAATGCAATTAATTGCACATCTCGCAAGGGAAAAATTACCCCCAGATGGAGCCCATGCCCGCGATCGGGGAATAGACCTTCGTCTTCGGGTCCGGCTTCTCGGAGACCACGGACAGCGCGGTCTTCTTGTTGGTCTTGCTGGTCCCGTAGCTCTTCGCGCCCTTGGCCGGGATGATGCCGAAATGCTTCTTCAGGAAGTCGACCTGGACGCTGCTCTCCACCGCCTTCTGGCAGTAGTGCTCGCGCACGTAGCTGATCGCGTCCTTTTCACCATATTCGCTCACCAGGGCGGCGAGGAAGGTTCCCGTCCTGCCGTGCCCGCCGATGCAGCCCGCGTGGAGCTTCTTGCCCTCGTCGATCTGCTTCTTCGACCACGCGATCAGCTTCTTGAACTCCTCCGCGTTGTCCGGCGCCTGCATGTCGGTGATCTTGAACAGGAACTCCATGCCCTTCTTCCAGGGCCAGGAACGCTGGGTCCGCGCCATCGAGCTATCGAAGCCGATATACACGTCCGCGTCCGTCACCACCGGATTGGAACAGGAGCCCCCATAGACCACCAGTTCGGTGCCCGGCAGAGGCAGTGGGGGGTGGCTCTCGTAGCAACGCTTATAGCCGCTGCTGTAGCCGCTATAGCTGCTGCTGTGCCCGCCCTTGTAGCGGGAGCCCGTGCCACTCATGCCGAGGTCGTCCCACAGTTCGTCCATTGCGCTGCTGCGCTTCCGTGCCATTGTCGTCATTCCTTCCATGGATCAGGCGGCAATCTGGCGGAGGGGTTGGAACTTCTTCACCTCGACCCCCGGCATTACCGTAAACCAATTCTTCGCGTGCTCTTCGGCTTCCTTCTTGGCGGCCTCTTCCTTCTGCTGCTGGATCAGCTTCGCCTTGGCCTGGGCCTCCTTCGCGGCCTCGGACATGCCATATTTGGCGAACTGCGCCTGCTTCTCGGCCGGATACTTGCCGACCGACCCGAGCGTCTCGACCACCTCCCAATCGACATAGTCGCCGATCTCGCTGGGGAAGCGGGCCTGCAGCTGGCTCATGAGCTTCTTCAGCTCCGGGTCCGCATAGCCGCCGATCACCTTGTCATCGAGCACGGCCTGCGGGATTTGCCCAGAGCGCTGAACGTCCAGCAGGCGCAGGATCGCTGCCGGATTATACATCTGATAGAACAGGCCCTTGTTGAACACCGGCCCGTTATTGTGGCTGAGCGTCCAGATCGTATCGAGCATCATCTCGGCCGAGAACTCGCCGGTCACGAAGCGATGGAGGCAGTCTGCGATGTTGCCCCATGCCGAGCCGCCGTAGCCGCCCGCCCAGCTCGAATTATAAAACTGCCAGCAGAGCGCCTCGCAGTAGGTGCCGATCGTGCCCTGGGGCGGGTTCGACAGGAACTTCTGGTGGATCGTGCTCTCGCCGCCCTTGATGCTGGCGAAGAAGTCGGCGATCGGCTTGCCGAACTTCTCGGTCATCTTCAGCTTGTCCTTGCCGAGCGACTGGTTGTGCCGAGCCTCGCGGGTGCAGATCAGCAGGAGGTAATAGAAGGCGCGGATCGCGCGGGGCGCCAGCTCTGCGTGGTAGCGTTCCACGAAGCCCAGCTCCCATTCGGGAAGCGGTTCGAGGGGCGCGAAGCGCGACTGGATCAGGGCCACGCCGTGGTTCATGCCGTAGAACCAGAGAGCCTGCTGCTCGGGCACCGAGTGCCCTAGATCGCTCGCACTATGAGCGTCCTGATATTGGCTGAGCGCCAACGCCACCTTGAAGCAAGGGACATCGCTCATCTCGCGTTGGGCGCAGAGGACGCGGCTCGCATGATAGGCCAGCGTGTTCTGCGGATCGGTCAGTGCCACTTTCTACCCTCCATGGTCTGATGGCTTAGGATCATCCTGACAGACGGGCACCCTGATGCAAGAAAAAATGCAATTAATTGCATAGGGTGCCCCATGGTTCAGGCGAACAGGCGGGCGATCAGACCACCGAGGATCGGCACCCGCTTCTTCCACGCCTTGCGAGCAATGTGTCGCCGGACGTTGGTCACGTCGAACTTGGCCACATAGGCTTTCTGCTCCCGCGTCTCGACCGCCTTGGGCGTGTAATGCTCGCGGACATAGCTGACCGGGTCTTCGACGCCCGCTGCTTTGGCCATCAGCGCGAGGAACAGCCCCGTCCGACCCCAGCCGCCCATGCAGCCGACATAGATGGTCTTGCCCTCAAGCGCCGCGTCGAAGGTGTCCTTCAGCGCATATTCCACTGCCGCCGCGTCCGAGGGGACGGAAAAGTCGTGGATGGGGAGATGGACGTCGCGCTGATCGGGCACCATCTCGGCTCGGACGCAGACCCCGAAAGCCTGATCGCGGCCGGGGAAGTTGTCGAACGGCCCGCCGAATATGGAGATGAAGCTCTTCGCCCCGAGCCAGCCGAGGTCCAGAGGCAGAACGCCATTTGCGCCCCTGATCGTTGTGTGCATGTTCACCTGTGCCCTCCTTGGTAGTGGTGATAGATTGAACCTGTCAGAAAGACTGCGCTAGGCCAGTCTTGAAACGGCCAGAACCTTGCCGTTTTCGATGTTGAGGACGAACTCCTCGAACCTCCAGTTGCCCCGGTCGTGAGTGACGGGGGCCGCGCGCCGCGCCATCCGCGTGAGCCGCTTGGGAATGTCCCCGCACAGCCCGATCTGCCTGGCGGAAGCGACCGCCTTGGGCGTCACCTCGACCTCACGGAACCGCATTGATCTTGCTCCTTTCCCTCTTCTTCATCCGGTAACGATCGCCCCGAAGGATTTCGATGTTCCTCGGCGCCTCGATCACGACGCGGACCATGCCATATTTGAAGAACCCGCCCGCCGAGACGAACACGTCTGGGTGGACCTCGCGGGCCTTCGTGTCGGTGATCTCGTGCTCCTTGGTGGTGCCGGTGGCACTGACCACGAAGCGCGAGCCGCTCTCGATTTTCCCGACCACGATCTGCTGGTCATTGACCCAGAAATCGTCGCCTTCCTTCAAACTTAGAACCAGTGGCATGTCGCCCTCCGTAACAGTCAGACCAACCTAGCTCAGTCGGCCAGGACCGAGAAGGCGGCGAAATCTGCTGGGACAATCAGCGGCTCATCCACCAGCTTGAACCCTGCTGCGATCAGGTCCTCGGCATCGCTTGCTTCCTGATCCGTGATCAGTCGCAGGTCCTTCAGCTTGGGTGCCTTGCTCAGTAGAAGGTCGCGCAGAACCGGCCAGAACTTCGGTTCGCTTTGTCCGAAGCAGGCAAGCAGACCGAAGTCGCTCTCGGGCATGAACTCGCGGGGGCCGCGCAGGTCGAGGATCACAGCCTCATAGCTGTGCCGTCCGCCGATGGCGTCGATCACTGCCTCGGCCACGTCTTTGTTCCCCCACCAGTAGGCAGCCTGCACCACATGGTCGCCGTCGAAATCTTGATCGACCGGATGGCCCTGGATCGCGTCCAGCTTGCCCATGCACCAGTCCATCACGATGTTGACCTCGGGTGCGTCCGAGCTGTCTATCACAGGCACGTCGACCTCGAACCAGACATTCCCGGTCGAGCCGTCGATCGTGACCTTCTTGCAGCCCTTGGCCGCGTGGAGATCAAGGCCGGTGCAACCCACCACGCAGGTCTTGTCCAGCGCGCGGGCGACGACTGCCGCGTGGCGCCCCCGGTCTGCGTCAGGATGCCCACGGCTGCCGCCATGCCCTTGATGTCGTCGGGCGTCGTCTCGTGCGTGATCAGGATGCACGGCTCTTTGCAATTAACTGCATCTTCGGATGAAAAGACCGGGACGCCAGTGACCACGCCCGGACACGCCGGAAGTCCGATCTCGTCGGGCTCCTGCTTGAAGCTCGGGTCCAGCATCGGGCGGCGCACCACCTTGAACTGCTCTTTCTTCAGGCGGGTGAGCGCGGTGTCGCTGTCGATCACCTGCTCTTGATACAGGTCCGTTGCGATCTTGAAGGCGGCGCGGGCCGAGCGCTTGCCGACGCGGCTCTGGAGGATGAACAGCTCGCCCTGCTGGACCGTGAACTCGATGTCGACCATGTCGTCATACATGCCCTCCAGATTGCTGCAGACCTTCTCTATCTGCTTGTAGATGCCCGGCCATACCGTGTCCTGCAGTTCGACGCTGTTCATGTCCCAGATGTCGACGGGGGTGCGGATGCCTGCCACCACGTCCTCGCCCTGGGCGTTCTGGAGGAACTCTCCCATGATGCCTGCCTCGCCGGTCGAGGGGTTGCGGGTGAAGAGGACGCCCGTGCCGCTGTCGTCGCCCATATTGCCGAAGACCATGGCCTGCACGTTGACGGCGGTGCCCATGCTCGGGTCGATCTTGTTGATCTTGCGATACTCGATCGCGCGTTCGTTCTGCCAGCTGTCGAACACCGCCATGATGGCCGCGCGCAGCTGCTCTTCCGCGTCATTCAGCGGGAACTTGAAGCCCTTGTTCTTCTCGAACGCCTGCAGGTAGCTCTCGATCAGCGCGCCGAGATATTCTTCATCCAGATCGGCATCCTGCTCGACCCCGGCTTCCTTCTTGATGCGGGCCAGCTGGAACTCGAAGACCTCGTGCGGGACGCCGTAGGCGGTGCTGCCGAGCATCTGGATCAGGCGGCGCTGGCTGTCCAAGGTGGTGCGGAGCCCAAGGCGCTCAGCCCATTCCATGGAGTTGTCCGTGGTCAGGCCGACATTCAGGATCGTGTCCATCATGCCCGGCATTGAAACCGGCGCACCCGAGCGGACGGATACCAGCGGGGTGAAGCCGAACTTTTCGGTCAGCCAGTCCATATTCTTCAGGACGGCACCCATGATGTCGCCCACGGCGTCCGCATAGGCGAGGTTCTGTTCCTTCGCCTGCATCTCGCTCAGTTCGTTGCAGACGTCGGTCGGAAGCGTGAACCCAGGAGGCACATTCATGCCTGCCTGGGCCATCTTCACCAGCGCGGCTCCCTTGCCGCCGAGATGCTTTTTTGAGGTGGCTTCGTGCGTGTTCTTCCAGTCGCACACGTCCGCCGAGAACCTGAAAACCTTGACTGCCAATTTACCCTCCATGGTGTGTGGCTATTCCCTGATCCTAGACGAAAGCTCCTCTGAAGCAACAAAAAGTGCAATTAATTGCACGTCGGCAGAGCGTAATAACCCTGCAGAACGCAGCGGCTCATCATCCGTCCGGCCTTCTCCTTCCAGCGAGCCTCGTCCAGGCGCCAGAGCGGCGCGTTCCCGGCTTCATCGGTCTTGTCGTCCTTCACGTCATCCATGAGCAGCAGGGCGACCAGCACGGCGACGTTCTGAGGATCGTTGAGCCGCCCCTCGTCGACCAGCTTCAGGCAGAACTGGACGCAGCAATAGAGGCCGTCACGCGGATCGTCGGGCGAGAGGTCGTGCAGCAGGTCACGGGCGACCTTGTCGATCTCTTTAGCGACCCTGACGACGCTGAAGGTATCGAGCCGAGATAGGGGCGCGGCGGAAGCCACGTTCAGCTTGTGGTGGACGTCCTCGCGCAGGATCAGACCCTTGCGGGCGCACTCCTCGGCCATCAGGAACATCAGGTGCGCGGGCAGCGCTGTCTCCACCGCCGTCAGATCGCGCGCTCGCAGGTCCATTTCGAGGGTCTTCATCTTCAAGTCTCCTTCCGCCCCAGATCGAGGCCATGTCTTCAACAAACTCGGTGGGATACCGGACAACGACGTGGAAGCCGTCGACCTTGTGCTCGATGTCTGCCTCCAGGAGCGCCTCGGCGAACGCCTGCTGGTTGCTGTCCGAATAGAAGAGATACCTGGGCATCAGCGGCTCTCCTTCGATGCGATGCTGTCCTTGCCCGGCTTGGCGCCCATGAGCGACTGCGGGATGCGGTGCGTCGGGATGCCAAAGGCGTTCCAGATTTCCCTGCGCTGCGACAGACCCAGGGCCACGCCTGCCATGGCGTCGGAGATGTCCTTCGAGCCGTGCGGCGGGTGGTCGATCTTCCGCTTCTTCGTGTCGATCTCCAGGGTGATCATCTCACGGTGCGCTTTCGGATGGGTCGGAGCCTTGACGCGCAGATCGGAGAACGCCTGCTTCATCACGTCATAGGCGTAGGTGTCCTTGTCCATCGACTGGTAGCCGGTCATGAAGCCCTGCTGGGCGAGCAGCTGGCGGCTGTCCTTGGACTGAAAATCGTCGAACGTGACCCACTTGATGGGCATCTTCAGCTGCGGATCGTCGCGGAGCTTGTAAAGCAGGCGCCGGATATTCTCGAACTCGATCTCGCCCCCGCGCGGCGGCTTCACCTCCAGGATCAGGTCATACTGGATGATCGGGAGCGTCTCGACAAAGTCTCCCCGCGAGATGTCCACGAAGCCCGGCACATGGCCAATGACCACACCCGCGCTGTCGCGGCTGATCGCCAAGTCGACATGGGCGAAGCGCGGCAGGTGCCGGTTCTTGATGCGGCCGGGATACAGGCTGAGCTTGGTCTTGTCGAAGTCGCAGTCATCCCGCGAGCCGATCGACTGAACCACGCCGAAGCAGGCAGCCACGGCATCCGTCTTGGTCATGAACGGGTGCAGCGCCTGGGTCGCCACGCCCGCGATGTCGCGCAGCGATGCCAGCACGACCTCTTCGCCTTCCTGCATGATCCGTGGCTTGCGGGTGTCGTCACCCACGAAGACGTTGAACCACTTCCCGCTGAAGCGCTCGGGGCGCAGGTCCCACAGGCACTTGTCGTAGACGAAGATGCGCGGGTTGGTCTTGGCTTCGGCCTCCTTGCGATCGGTGAACTGTCCAGGGTAGTTGCGCGAGGAGACGAGGCACAACATGCCCGGCAGCGCGCCCAGCTGCATGAAGCGGCTCTCACGGCGGCGGGCAATGGAGTTATAGTTCTTGACCGCCTGATCGTGGACCTCTCCGTCCTTGGACTGCTTCGAGTTTTCGATCACGGCCATGAAGTTGATTTCGTCGATGACGCCGCCGATGACGTTCTCGCCGATCGCGCCCGTCTCGCTGCCCGACACCGGCTTGACCCGGATATTGTTCGGGAAGCGCAGCTCGCTCTCGATCTCGGTATCAAAGGGGAAGTGCTTCGAGAAATAGGGCGCCTTCTCGATCATCGACCGGAAGCGCGTGTAGTCGATCCCCTTCGCAAGGCTCTTGTTCAGAGACTGGAAGATGATCGTTATTTCGGACGCGGGGTCGAGGTCGAACTCGCCGTGCGGGTCGCGCAGGCACGAGACGCAATAGAGCTGATATGCCTGGGTGTAGAGGGCGATCGTCGTCTTCGCGACACCGATGCCGCCCGTCAGGACGCTCTCGGTATATTTGCCGCTGTTCAGCTCGCAGAACTCATCGAGCACCCTGGGCCATAGCTTGCCCTTGGCGTTCATGAAGTCGGGGCTCTCGATGAACTCGCGCGGCCCGACCGGCTTGTGCTTGTAGCGCAGCAGGTCCTTGATCGCGTCGGGGTCGTTCACCGCCATCTCGACCCACGACAGGATCGTGTCGATGTCCTCCGGGAAATCGTTGGCGACCTCCAGCAG